CATGAAAATTATCGGGCAGTTCTAGGCCTGTCAGTTCATGAAAGATTTGGGCGGGGGATTTAGTCATTTGAGGCCTCCTTATTAATGATATTCTCGACTATTATAATTTTCTAAATCTTCTTTTAACTGTGATTCTTGTTCCTTTTTTAATTCTTTTTCCGATATATAATTTAAACATTTTTCGTTACATAATTGAACTGGTTTACGGCAATCATAATAATGTTTACAATCCGGTTTCATTTCCTTCCTCCTTCTCCATGTTTATTCTGGTGGACGTGGCTTTTGATAAAGCGACTATCTCTCCGAGCTAATTGCCTTGGTCAACTACATGGCCTATACTACGTCTCGGAAACCGTTGAGCTACTTGAGTGTCAGGCTATCACGCCACACGTCCATTACTTTTCTCCTTGACATTTATTTTTATTTTGCTAAAATCTTACTCACATTCGGCGTGCATGTGGTTCATGGTTCTCCTGGAGAAAAGGCTGGTTGTTAATTCAATCGGCCTTTTCTTTTAGTTTACTTTCCCAGTGATCCGCATTGCCTTCATCCAAAACCTTTCCCTCCAATGTTATCCGCGCATTGGTATGCCGACAACCACTTACCACTGAGGCGTTGCAAATCGCTGAATCAATATTTTTATGTGGGCCGCTGTAAAACTTCCATTCGTTATTTATAAAATATTCAACACTGTATTTATCCACTTTTTCCTCCTCTTCTTTTTCTTCTTCCCAAAATTCAGCAAGCCTGCCTTCCGTTCTTGCCTTATCTTCGTCCCGAGTATCAAGATCGTTTGTGTCCATTCCCATTCCAACTACCCTCTACCATCCTGCGACTTTCCCGCGGTGGTAAGGCGGTAGGTGGCGGTAAGGAGGGGCGCGGGGAGCTTGCGACTCTAGCGCGCGCCACTCCAGCCACCGTTAAGCCGCCAACCACTAGCGGAGAAAAAGCAGGGAATAAAATTTAAACACTCAATTCCCCAACCAATTCCTTAATCTTCGCTTCGTTTGTCTTTATCTGGTCATTGATTTCAGCGTTGTATTTCTTCTTTTCCATTTTTAGATCAATAACCAACCGCACCAAATCGTTCAATTCTTTCTGAACATCTTCTTTCGACAATTTTTAATCCTCCTGTAAATTAAATGGCGGTGGCCGGTTAGCTCTTATCTAAGTTCCGGCTTTTAGAGTTCACGGTTTCCCGCACCGCCTGTTATTATTTCTTACTTCCTACCAATCCTCTGTTTTCGCCTGAGCGCCGGCATCGGCCACGGTTTCTTCCTTCTTAACCTTACCCTTTGGAATATCTTTAGGCGCCGCTACAGGCTTATCCACCGCCTTGAACTTCATGGTGGCGATTTCAACAACATTCGAATACTTACCATCCTTGGAAGTTTCCGTGCGCATTTGGCAGAACTGGCCGGGAACTTTGATTTTCACTTTATCCATAATGGCCGGTTCGAAGAAGCTGCGATCGCCCGGAAATGCTTTTTCGAAGTTATCTTTCTGGCCGATGGCGGCGATAATATCACTGATCTTCTTTTCACCGAACGCCGTTTCCGCAATTATCAGACTGATATCGGCTTCATGGTCGCTGGCATCTTCATCGTTGATCTTGGCCGGGAACTTCCAAAGGTTGTTTCCCTTGGCATCTTTAACCACCACTCCTTCTTTATCTTTCATCAGGTCGATGCCTTCACCCATTTCAACAATGTGCCACCCATCTTCGGGGCGTTTGAATCCCCAACTTGAACTTTTGTCATTTCCTAAATCACTTTGTACCTTCATTGTTTTTTCACTCCTTTTCTTTTTTGATTGTTACGTTAAGGTTTTTGAAGTTATACATCCTTGACTTCACTTCTTTGAAACACCGGACGAATTCAGTAATACTGACACAGTAATTCGGATCGTAATAATCCGCCATGTCCTTTTCAATTTTGTCCGGTTCACCGAGGATGTCGAAGCTAACATGTCCATTATCAGACTTCCACTCTTTTATTTGATGACCCTTGAACACCATGAAAGCCACAAGCAATGTATCCTCAATGTTTGTTGTTGGAGAGGGTTTATCATTCTCCATGCCGTTTCTTTTCACTCCTTTCATATAAATTTTGTCGCATATTTCTCTGGCTAATTCTCTTGTGATGACATACCCCCTTTCAGTTTCTTTAGTCATAATATTCCTTCCTTTTCAACCCGCCGCCAGCGGTCTTTAATACGGAGTAGTAAACGCATTACCGGTTTATCTGACTTGGCGGTTAGGGTTGTTGTTATTTTATCCCATGAGCCACGTTCAATATTTTCTGCACATTAAACGGTTTCCGAATCACTCCGCCTTCAGGTTTCACCCCTGTCCATTTGCTCACGAAACTTCCATCATCGTCACAACTTACCACCGGCGGATAGATGATCACACCCTTTTCATCAAACCGGCTTTCCACCAGACCGATGAAATCAAAGTACCCTTTCATATCCCGTGGAAATTCTTTTCCTGCTAACGCCGGAGCGCATGATAAACTTCTATCCCACTTCGGCTGATCCTGTTCACGTGCAGTGCAATGGACATCAATACCATTTACTGTCAGCCTTTCCAGACCTTTCATTAATCTGAACATATTACCGCTCATGGCACCGAAACTTTCCTGCGTTCCCTTTACCCTGGTGGTCAGATCCTTTTCTGAAGTTTTCTTATTGTTGGTTTCTCTGGCTTCGAAGTTCTCTTCCAATATTTCATCACGCAAATGAATATTCATAATGTGGGTAAGGGAATCCAGCAACAGGGATTTGATTTTCTTGAAGTTATCCAGGTTCCAAATGAACTCCAACAAATCCTCGAACCCTTCATAATACGCAGTCATGAGTTTGATATCCGGACGGTTAATTGCCTTAATGGTTAAATCCTCCTGCGCCCGTTCCGCTAGAATGTGCATGATCGGGTCAGGTGCAGTTTGCAGAACAGTTGCCGACTTGCCCACGCCTGATTTCCCGTACCACAAGCAGAAATTTCCGGTTTTATCGACTGTTTGTGAATCTTCAGGTTTGTAGATTTTTACTTTCATAATATTCTCCTTAATTTATATTGTTTTTATATTAACTTCCTCTCCCATTCTGCACCGTTTAATTTCCAACCGCGCCTTTCTGCTTCTTCTCGGGCAGCGATTTTCACATTAAAAGGCACTTTCCACGTAAGCTCCGTTGAATGTAAGCTTTTATAAAATTTCCCTGAATAAATAGGTTTTGCCAGCCAAAGAATATAATTATCCGGTATTGTCGGATTTGACAGCGCCTTACCTTTGTGTTGGCCAAAAGATAGAATCAGATTATTAAAAGAATCGTATAATAATTTTTGTCTTTCTATTAATATTTTTTTCATTAAAACTTCACCTTCTTTTCCCTTATTTCATACATGGCCTCATTGAAATTATTCCCATGCCTGCATATTCCCAGCATGTCGCATTGAATCCCCGGAAGCACATTATTGCATACACGGTCATTTTTATAGAAGCCATTACAACACCTTGCATTGAATATTTCCCTGAATATATGAACATACCGGCTTTTCAATTCTTCCAGATCAAACTCCGACCGGTGAAACTTCTTCCCATACGTATGATTTACCGCGCTATACCCGATGAAGTAAAAACTCGGCCTGCTAATTGCATCCTGATAAATCCGTTCCATGAGTTCATCGGCAGTTTCTTCTTTGTTCTTACCGGTGGATTTCAACTGCGGAGTTTTGACCAATTCCATAATTACATAATCGAGGGATGGATCAGCCAGGAAGTACGTACCAACCTGCGACTGAATAAAGTACGGGTCTAAATAATTGTCTGGTTTAGAAGTGAATTTATTTTCAACAAAGTAATTTTTATATTTCCGGTCATAGAAACCGGTTACATTCAGTTCCAACTTCTCCCCGTTTCCCCAGGTATTATCAAAGGTAATCGGCATGTTGATTTCCGCCTGAAGCTGGCCACCCTCTTCAACATGGATTTCAAGCTGCTTGTACGCTTTGAATAGCCCTTTAACTTTGGCCAAGCTGAATTCGTCAATCTGAACTTTGTTTATCTCAGCAGGCATATCAATGGTTTTGTCGCCTAAATACCGTTGTAATGCCTTATCCCAAATCGTGCCCATCTTCAACGGTACCGATTTGAATTCATCCTTTACCTGCACGCCCTTAATTTGTTTCAACCAGTATAAATGGTGGCAGGTTAAATAATCATTGACTGAACTTTGGGAAAGGTGGAGAGCCTTAGGGATTATTGATACGCATTGATATTCATCAGGTCTGCTGCAAAATCCAACTTCACGACCATCTTCAGGCTCTAGGTATG